CCTGCCAGAGCACATGCCGGAGGTGTTTGAGTTCGAGGCGTTGGTGGACGGGTTCAACGTGCCCCCTGAAAACAAGCCCATCGACGAAGAGGCAATGAAGGATACTGAGCATGAGTGCCCCCAGTGCGGCTTCAAGTGGTAGTGCCCCAACGGTAATCAGCACGTTCGCAGGCTGCGGAGGGTCCAGCCTCGGATACCAACTCGCCGGGTTCCGGGAGTTGCTGGCCGTCGAATGGGATGACAACGCCGTCGCCACCTTCCGGCTCAACTTCCCCGACGTGCCCGTATACCACGGCGACATTGCCAAGCTGACCGGGGAAGAGTGCCTGAAGCTGGCCGGCATCGCACCAAGCGAGCTTGACGTGCTCGACGGCTCCCCGCCCTGCCAGGGGTTCAGCACGGCCGGCAAGCGTCAATACAACGATCCCCGTAACAGCCTCTTCCGCGAGTTTGCCCGCTTGCTCCGAGAGCTTCAGCCGCGGTGCTTCGTCATGGAGAACGTGACCGGCATGGTAAAAGGGCACATGAAACAAGCCTACCTGACCATCATCGCCGAACTACGGGCGTGCGGATACCGCTGCAAGGGTGAAGTCCTGAACGCCATGTATTTCAACGTGCCGCAGAGCAGGGAGCGCGTCATCATCATCGGCGTGCGGAACGACCTGTGCATCGAGCCAAGCCACCCGAAGCCGCAGACGAAGCCGATGACGATCAGGGAGGCAATCGGAAACATGCGGGTAGCTCCGCCCTATCCATCCGGCAAGGTAAGGGAAGCGGCAACAATGAAACAATCTGAGTACAGCGACAAGTGGAAGTCACCCGATAGCGTATGCTGTACCCTTCAGGCTTCGCGGGCGCTTCTGGTGCATGATGGCAGCGCGGTAAGGGATATGTCATCTTCCGAATCATTGCGTCTTGCGTCTTTTCCTGAAACATTCTGCTTTGCGTCGCTGGGAGACGAACAGAGGCTTATCGGTAACAGCGTCCCGCCGAACCTGATGCGGGCGGTTGCCGAGCATGTCAGGGAGCACATTTTGGAGCCAACCCCATGAAGAGCTACCCCACGCTCGACCTCGCTGCCGCACTTGCCATAATGTCTCACGCGATACCCTTGACGTGACGTAAGGTCCGAACGTAACATATCTTGTATGCCAAGGCGCGCGCGACCGCTGTACCACACGCCAGACGGCCAGCCGATGACCGACGAAGAGGTCACCGACGTAGCCGCCGACCTCCTGCTGTACCATCCGGCCGCCCGGGAGTTCAGCCTGGTCAAGCTGTTCCACGAGAAGGTCTACTGCCCCGACGGCAAGGTGTCGCGTAGAACCGTGCAGAGGTGGTTCACCCGCGCCCGCCGGAAGATGGCCGCAGCTCGCCTGACTGGCTCGGACGAGATCCGGCAGTCGCTGCCCTACCTGTACGCCGAGGCCCTAGAGCGTGCCCGCGCCGCCGGCGACACACGCACGATGGGCCGCATCCTGGACGGCATGGCCCGGTGGACGGCTACCACGGAGCAGCTCAAGCTCGAGCGGGCCGCACAGGCTGGGCCGGTGGAAGACCCCGCCGAAGTGGTCGCCCGGATGGCCGGCACACTGACCACGCCAGACCGCGAATCCCCAGAGGCGGGAAAAAATCCGCAAGAGATGGCTTGACATTGACCACCCTGGATAGTTAGTATCCAGCGCATGGCCAGTCAGTGCCCACTCCCGGCGGCCTGGACGCCATTCCGGCCGCACGCCACTCAACTCGCTCTCAACACCACGCGAGCACGGTTTGTGTCTGTCCCGGCGGGTCGCGGCTCCGGCAAGACGGAGCTTGCCCTCCGGCGGCTGGTCATGTGCCTACCCGTCCGCAAGCCGTGGGACGATCCCCGCTACTTCTTCGCCGCCCCGACAATCAGCCACGCGAAGGAAATCGCCTGGCATCGGCTGCTGTCGCTCATCCCGCCCGACTGGCTGGCTGGCACGTTGAGGTCAGCCGACGCAATGGAGATCCGGTCGGTATTCGGATCGACCATCCAGCTCTTGTCGCTGTCGAGCCAGGACCGGAGCCGGATAGAGGGCCGACAGTGGGACGGGGGTGTCATCGACGAATCGTGCGATATCCCGCCCGGCGTGTTCGACCGTCAGATTGTCCCGGCCCTGACCTGGCGGTCCGGCTGGTGTTGGCGGATCGGCGTGCCAAAGAGGCAAGGCGTCGGGGCGCTCGAGTTCCGCCAGTGGCATGAGGATAACCTGGCGTCTGACGATCCCACCCGTGCCGGGTTCTGGTGGCCCTCGCGGGATATCCTACCGCCCGAGACTCTGGAGTATGCCAAGCGGCATCTTGACGCCGCAGACTACCAAGAGCAGTTTGAGGCCAGCTTCCTCTCCGCGACTGGCGGGGTATTCTTCTCGTTCTCAGAGGCCAACGTCCGGCCCGTCACCTACGACCAGACGAAGCCGCTCGTGATCGGATGCGACTTCAACCGCGACCCGATGTGCTGGGTGGTCTGCCATCGCTATCCAGACCGCCTGGAGGTGGTTGATGAGCTATGGCTCCGCGACGTGACTACGGGCGGTGCACTCGACGTGCTCGCCAACCGCTACGCCAGCCATACCGGCGGGTTCGAGTGGTACTGCGATGCGGCCGGCGGGCAGCGCCGAACCTCTGCCGAGACGATGGGCAAAGAGGTCGTCACCGACCTGGTCCAGATCCTGAACGATGCCCGCTTCGGCAACTCCCGGCTGGTGTTCCCGGCGGTCAAGGCCGCCGGCAAACGAGAGGGCAACCCGCCGGTCAAGAGCAGAATCGCGGCGTGTAACTCCATGCTGAAGAACGCGGCCGGCGAGTCGCGACTCCACATTGCCCCGCACTGTAAGCGGCTCATCGAAGACCTGAAGGTCCGCCACTACAAGCCCGGCACCTGGGAGCCGCAGGACTCGCCGATGGTCGGGCACATGACAGACGCCTTGGGGTACGTCGTCTGGCCGCTGTACAGCATCGAGAAGCAGCCGACGAAATCGGTGCCGCGCCCGATCCACTTGGTAGGAGCCGCATAATGGCGAAACGCAACGGCGAGCTGACGAAACTCCAGGCGTTCACCATCCCGCAGGGGATGCACGGCGAAGTGCCGCCGGTTTATCGCGTCTCGCTCCAGGACCGCCGCGAGCTTCGCAAAGATCCGACGGTAGCGTTCGCACGGGCAATCATCCTGTCGGCCATGCTCCGCGGTGAGTGGGCAGTAGAGGCAGATGATGGTGTAGCTGACGACGTTCTGCGATTCATCCGTGAAGAAATCCGCCCTTGGCGTGCGGTCATTATGGAGCCGGCGGTCGGGTTCGGGTACGTCGATTACGGCTGGCAGGGGTTCGAGCTGGTATGGGGCCGCCCGGACGCCACCGGCCTGACGCGCCTTGCGAAGGTCAAGCCGCTACTCCACGACCTGACCCAAGCGGCCCTTGACGAGTACGGCAACTTCGGCGGCTACGTCCAGCGAGGCCTCGACGGCTTCGAGGTGGTGGTCCCGCCGGAGAAGTGTTTGCATATCCGATTCAATCACGAGGGCGATGATCCGTACGGCAAGGCATTGCTTGAGAATGTCACGGCAACCAACGCACAGTGGAAGACGGCCAACGGTGCCGCGTCCCGATATGACGAGAAGGTGGCCGGTGCCTTTCTCAAGTGCGAATACGACGACGGCCGCAATGTGTTCGAGGGCGTTGAGATGGACAACCACCTCATCGCCAAGCAACTGCTCAACAGTTTTCAGTCAAGCGGCGGGATCGTATTACCCCGCACGCGGACGGCCACCGGCACGGAGACTGTGTTCGACTTCTCGCTCATGGAAGATGCAGGTGGTAAGCAGCCCATGTTCGTCGATCGGCTCCGCTACCTGGACACCCGCATACTGAGAGGCATGTTCCTGCCGGAGAGGGCTGCCACCGAAGGGCAGTTCGGCACCAAGGCCGAAGCCGAGACGCATGGCGATGTGATGGAGGCGATTCTGTCCCGCGTAGAGACCGTAATCACCACGGCGGTCAACGAGCAGGTAACCGACCCGCTTGTGGTCCACAACTTCGGCTCGCACCTGCGGGGCAAGGTCCGGCTTGTGCCGTCTGTGACCGATCCGCACAGGCGGCAGATTCTCCAGGCGGTCTATCAGGCGGTACTCGCCAGCCCGGCACACGGTATCGAAGAAATCGACCGCATCGACACCGACGCCATCAAGGACGGGCTCGGCGTTCCCAAGAGGGAGCAGATTGATGCCTGATTGGCGGAAGATTGCAAGACTCGAAGCGCAGGCCCAGCGGGCAGCGGCTCGCATGCTCCGCGAGTCCGCCCGGCCGCTGCTCGATATCGCTCGCGCCGCGATGAGCCAGGCTGGCAGGCAGGGGGCCATTCTGCCGCCGGCCCCGTTCGATTCACTGGCTGAGACGCTGACCCGCGGCAAGGTAGATACATGGGTGGCGATTGCCGACTCCGGCGGCGAGTTCGTCTTCCCGAAGGCACGGCCGATGATCGACCTGCCGGGTGACAGGCTGAGAACGCTGGACCTCTTTGGGCAATCGCAGGCACAGGTCGAGACTGCCCGGATGCACCTGCTCGACACATTGGGCCGTGCGATGGGCGAATCGGTAGCACGCGGTGACCATGTGCGGGCCGGCAAGGCGGCAGTGGCTGAGGCGTTGCAGGCTGCCGGGTTCGATCCTTCCCAGCCGCACACGCTGGAGGCGGTCTATCGCACAGCGACGATGGAGGCGAACACCGCCGCACGGGTCCACGCCGCACGGGCGAACGATCTGGTATGGGACCAGCTTTGGGGGTGGGAGTACACCGCCGTCGGTGACGAGCGAACGCGGCCGGAGCACCAGGCCATGAACGGTATGCGGCTACCAAAAGATCACCCGTTCTGGCGAGAGAACATGCCGCCCAACGGGTGGAACTGCAGGTGCACCGTGATGGAAGTATTTCGTGACGAGGCACCCGACAGCTACCCGGAGCCGCCGGCGTTGGTGACGGTCGAGGGCCAGCGGGTCGAGCCCCATGCCGACGACGGATGGCGGTTCAATCCGGCGGACAATCCGGCATACCGCGAGCTGGCCATGCTGTTAGCAGGAGTGTCGTAATGCCATATGAGAACGAAATCGCCGTCCGCCTGAACGATCCGGGCGACTACAAGGACATTCGCCGCGAGAACGACAAGTTCGGCGACGGCGTGTCCGTGCTCTGGGGCGTACGCGATGACGGAAAGCTGGACCTGCAAGCCTTGCGGTTCGACCGCGAGAAGTTCTGCGCGAAAGAGGTCGAGAAGTGGTTGAGCGAGCACGGCTACCGGGGAACTATCGAGGCATCGGAGCAGAGCGTACCCCGCCGCATGATGCGGAAGGTGGCGATTCGGGTCGGTGACTTCGAGGCTGATGGCAAGAAGTTCTCCGTTGCCGAGTCCGACCTCAAGCACTGGTCAACGACGTTCCGCGAAATGAAGGCGGCGGGCATCGACGTGCCGCTATGCTCCGATCACGACATGGCGGCGTCCGACACGCTCGGGCAGGTCCATGACCTGGAGGTGGTCGGCGATGAGCTGATTGCGACTGTCGAGGTCATTGGTGAGAAGGCCATCGAGTCGGCACTACGAAACAACTGTTCGATCTACGCACCGGTCGAGTTCAAGGCCGGTGACGGTCAGGTGTATGAGCAGCCGATCTTGCACCTTGCGGTAACGCCCTACCCGCTCATTCCGGGGCTGGGGCGTTTCCAACCCATTGCGGCATCGAATGTCCGGCGACTCTCAAAGGAGGCAAACGCTATGGACAAGTTCGCACAGCGAATCGCTCGCGTACTCAATCTCGGCGAGGACGCGGATGAAGAGAAGGTCGCCGAGATGGTCGATGAGCTAGTCAAGAAGGTCGACGACTTGACCGAAAAGGTGGCCGCGGCCGCCGAGAAGCCCGACGAGGGCAAGGAGGACGATGAAGAGAAGGAGAAGGAGCTGTCCGCCATGAAGGCTGAAGTTGTGGCCTCGCGACGCGAGACTCGTGAGCTGAAGCTCGCGCACCTCGTGGCCGATGGCAAGCTGAGTGCCGCGGCCCGCGACAAGCTCCGCAAGCAGTTCGTGACCGACGCCACGCTTGAGACGTTCGGCTCGGACGGCTTCGATCTCGTGTGCTCTGCCATCGCGGAGAATACCGTTCTCCCGACCGGCGAGCGGACCCGATTCCAGATTCCGAACAACGCGGCCGGCAACGGCAGGCCTTCGAACCCGCTCATCGCCAACATGACCCGCCGCGGCATTCTGAAGGGAGGCAACTGATATGGCAGCACTCACTCAGACCCCCAAGGCGGGGGACGTGGTCAAGTATGAGGCCCCGTTCCGGTTCAGCCGGGACAAGGGCACGATTGCGGCTTCACAGACGGTACGGGTTGGTTCGGTGCTCGATGGCGCCGTAACGGCTCTGTCCGTGTGCACCACCGGTGCGTCGGCTTCGGCTATCGCGTTGGAGGCCGTGACCACCGGGAGCGGCGAGACGGCTGAGATTCCGGTTTTGGTCCGGCACGCAGTGTGCGCGGAGGAATACGTTCACTTCGGCTCGCTCAACAGTGAGAACGTGACGGCTGCCAAGGCCGCACTCAAGGCGTTGGGTGTTCTGATCCGCACCGGCCCCGAGTACTCGAACGAGTCCGAGTGACCCTGATACTAGAAAGGAGGCATTCCGATGCCTATCGCAGATGTGTTCGGAAGTAACATCTTCCAGGTGGCCACGCTGACCGAGGCCATCAATGCGGTGCCCTACAAGCCCGCTCGGATCGGGCAGATGGGGCTCTTCGAGTCTCGTCCGGTTCGCACTACCCAGGTGGTTATCGAGCGGTACGACGGCCGGTTGGCCCTGCTGCCGACCCAGCCGCGCGGCGCGCCCTCGACGCTGGCAACTCGCGGAATGCGGGTGGCCCGATCGTTCACCGTGCCGCACATTCCGTACGATGACCAGATTCTCGCGGCCGACGTGCAGGACGTTCGTGCGTTCGGGTCCGAGACCGAAATGGACACCGTCGAAACGCTGGTCAATCAGCAGCTCGCCGAAATGCGGCAGAGCCACGAGGCTACCCACGAGTGGCACCGGATCGGTGCCATCAAGGGTCAGATCCTGGACGCCGACGGCGTGACGGTACTGTACGATCTGTATACCGAGTTCGGCGTGTCGGCCAGTTCGGTCAACATGGCCTTGAACGTCGGCAGTACCAAGACCCGCAACAAGACCTTGGAGGTCAAGCGGACGATTGAGAACGCACTGGGTGCGGCCACCTACGACCACATTCATGTGCTCTGCTCCGGCGGGTTCTTCGATGACCTCATCAGCCACGCGGACGTGAAAGAGGCGTTCAACCGCTGGCAGGACGGCGCGTTTCTCCGCGATGATCCGCGCGCGGGCTTCCCGTACGCTAACGTGGTCTTCGAGGAATACCGCGGCAAGGTCAGCGGGCAGGACTTCATCGCCGACGGCATGGCCTACGCCTTCCCGGTCGGCGTGCCCGGTCTGTTCGTTTCGGCGTTCGCGCCGGCCGACTTCATGGAGACGGCGAACACGATGGGCCAGCCGATCTACGCGAAGTCCGAGCCGTTGCGGCTGAATCGGGGCGTTGAGATCCACACGGAGTCGAATGCCCTGATGCTCTGCACGCGGCCGGAGTGCGTGGTCCAGTTGACCGCCGAGCCTGCTGCCACGACGTGATGGTGGATCCATGAACGTACTCACTGTCTGGAGTCGTGATACCGTCTGGTGCGGGGTGGTAAGAAGCCACCTCGCACTAGATGGTGTCATTCGTCGTGTTCACGTTTTTAATGGACTGAAGGCCGAGACGCGATTGCGCCTTGAGCGAGACTTTGCCGACCATCGTTGCACGTTCATTACGTCGGCACATCGACTGCCCATTGCCAGGGCGTACAATCTCGGGCTGCGGGTGATACCGGAGTCCGAGGACGTGCTTGAGTACCAGGATGATATCGTTACCGCACCGTCGATGGTGATGGCTCTTGCCTCTTGTGAGTACGACGTTGCAGCCGGCTGGCATAACGACCGATCATATCAAGAGGCGTTCGAGTTTGAGGGCATGCGGTACACGGCTGGCATGTGCATGCTTCTCCGCGCCCGCGTCCGCCAGCGGATCGGGTTCCATTGTGAGCTGTTCATCAATGGCGTCGATGGTGACTACGGAATGCGAGCACACGAAGCTGGCTTTACCTGCGGGCACCTCAAGAACCCGCGAGTCAAGCACCTCGGGCGCGTCACGACGTACGGCAACAACGAAATGGGCCGCCGATTCCACGAGCACGGTAAGAGGATGACAGAGTTTCTGAAGGCCAACGGGCTCCAGAATAGGCGATACGAGCCGCAGCACGCGGACTTTGATGGCGTTACGGTGGTGGAGCGATGATCGTACTGTCCGTGTTTAGTCGCGGGTCGGTAACACAAAGCGTGATTGAGTCGCACCGCGCACTTATGGACGTTACCTACCGCGTGGTTGTGCTGAATCACGTTCCGCCGCATATCCGGTCGGTATTGATGGAGCGGCTTGGCAAGAAGAATACGACGTTTATCGAAACGCCGTACATACTCCCGATTGCCAGGGCTCATAACGTCGGGCTCCGTGTGGTGCCGGATAACTCCGACGTAATCGAGTTGCAAGACGACGTAGTTGTGCCGCAGGATATGGTGACGCGGCTAGTTGCTAGCGAGTATGACCTGCCTGCCGGATGGGGTATCAGGAAGTCGTGGGGCGACTGGTGCGAGCGATTCGAGAATCGGTTCGCGGTCCGCAATCTGCCATATAGCTACGTGGACGGCAAGTGCATTTTGCTTCGTTCGCGGGTCCGCGAAAAGGTCGGATATCACAACGAGCTATTCGTCAAAGGCGTCGATGCCGACTACGGCATCCGGGCGTCTGCGATGGGCTTCAGTTGTGGCCACCTGCCGGAGCCGTATCTGGTGGACGTCGGGACAACGACGGCGATGGGCAACGATGCGTTCGCCCAGCGGCTGCACGAGCATGCCCGCGTTCTTGCTGAGTTTCTCCACGAGCACGGGCTGATCCGGCGGCGGTGCGAGCCGCTGACCGACGATTGGAGCAAGTGCGAGGTAACGCATAGCGATGGGCTATAGCATCATCATCTTGGGGCACGAGCGGCCTGACGAGCTTCGCAAGTCGGTCAAGTGTGCCATGCTCCAGCGTCCGCGCGCCGATGTGGTGGCCGTCTGGCAGAACGCCCCGTCTGCCATGGAGCTACCCGCCGGCGTTCTCGATGTTCGATGCAACGTCAACAGCGGGTGCATCTCGCGGTATGCGTTGGCAACGCTGCTCAAGTCGCGTGCGTATGTGTTTTGTGACGACGACGTGTACATGACCGATCAGTCTATCGCCCGCACGATGGTCGAGAAGCTGGACGAATCGCCCGTCGTGGGTCCGCGCTCGCGGCAGGTGTACACTGACGGCAACGATGCGCCCTACAGTTCTGCTCCCGACTTCGAGGGCACCGGCCCGACCGGTGTGGTCAAGGGGCTGCTACACGCGGCGACAGCCGAAATGATGCCGAGGGTGTTGGAGTTGTATCGCGTATTCCCGGATTGCGGCAACTCGGATGACATTCTGCTATCTGCTGCATGCGGCCTGTCCGGCGAGCCGCCGCGTCAAGTATGGTTGCCTGGCGTCGAGTACGTTTACACCAAGGGCGTTGGCCTCTGCCAGACAGCAGGCCATTACACAAAACGTGACGAAGTGTGTATTCGACTTGCTCAGAAAATGGGCTGGGAGCCTGAAAGGTGGTACCGTGCCTGAGTATTTTGGTGATTCATTGTTGAAGCATCCACAGGAGCCCGCATTCCTGTGTGCTGCTGTAAAACCAGGAATGCGAGTTCTCGAAATTGGTACTTGGCATGGTCGCACAGCCGCCTACATGGCGGATGCCTGCCCGGAAGCGACGATCCTCTCGATCGACGTGATGACCTGGCCGCCATTGTGTGCGAACGATGTGAACTGGTTCAAAAACCGCCGGCCGAATATGCGGCTGCTCGTTGGAACCGTGCAGCAGCTTGAGGCGTTTGGTATCGGGAAGTTCGACATGATTCTCGTGGACGCCGACCACAGCTACCACAAGGTCAAGCCGGATCTTGAGTCGGCGTTGCGTCTGCTGGCTCCGGGCGGGCGGCTGTTCGCTCATGACCACTGCGATGATTACCCAGGCGTGGTCAAGGCGGTATCGGAGGTGTGTCCAGGTTGGAAGATCATTCGTGCTGGTGATGGGTGTAGCCTTGTGGAGTTACTGAAGCCATGAAGCAACCAATTGGGGGTCTTATGGAGAAGCTAACAGGCACTACATGGGTGCCCATTGGTCTAGCATCGGCTGTTATGGTTGCCGCGTTGAGTCTTGCCGCCTCTCTGGCTAATGACAGGCAGGCCGCATTGTCTCGAATCAGTTCGCTTGAGACATATGTAAGCGAGCAAAAGAGGCTGAATCAGAAGTTGGTCGAAGGGCTTGACGCGATCAATCGAAGTGTACTCAGGTTGGAAGTGCTCATACAGAAGGAGAGCAAACCATGATTCGATCTTTTGTATTCTCCGCACTCGCCATATTTTGCGGGTGTTCTGCGGCTCACTGGGGCGGCGATGCGGCTGGCAGCTCGCCGGGCGTGCGGGTGACCGCTGGCAATCTCTGGTATCCGGCCGAGATCCAGGTCACCGCGGACATCGAGGCGAGCCTGGACGAGTTCACATACGACCAGGCCGGCGGGCTGCGCATGGTCAACGCCAAGTTTGGCCAGGATGCGACCACCGTGACCACGGCCCAGCCGGCGAAGATTGCAGCGATAGCAACGCTGCAAGAGGTGCAGGTCCGCTATGTGGGCGAGATGTGGCGGGGCATCGTCGGGGTGGTCGCAGAGATTGCCCCTGTACTTCGGCTGCTGGCCGGTGCCGGGTTGGTGCCGACGGATACCGGGTACTCACTGACGTTGCCGTCTGGGATCCAGGTAGGCCGGCATACGATTACCAGCGGTGTTGACCTCCAGGCCCTGCTCGGCAACGCCGCGGCGGCTCTGGAGAAGCTGACGACAACTCCGGCACCAGAGGTCCAGCCATGACCATCCGCCGAGCGTGCCCGTTAACGCCGTTAACTCGCCACAGGAGGCGGGCTTGGGGGTGTGTTCGGCTCGGAACGCCCCGGAAAGCGCCTGCGGCCATCCTGGCCTCTTTCACCGCCTGCTGCCTGCTCCTGTATGGCTGTATCGCTACCGCAGACCAGAGAGTCGAGCGACCCACCGACGCCGGCGACCTCTCTCCCGTCGGCGCGGTGGTGCAGCAGGCCGGCGGTGGAGTCGCAGCGCCGGTTGACGCAGACGTTCAGATTGATGCTCCTGTGGCTGTCGATGCGCCAGTCGCCGTTGATGCGCCGGGTTGGACTGGCTTCGCGGTAAGTGAAGCCATGCCGTTCGGGCTATCTGTTTTGCTCGCTCTGATTGTGGTATTGAGCCATCGACGTGAAATGACTCGTATCCGTTGTGAAAGACACACTACATGCTCCCGAAACTGATTCATTTCGTCTGGACCGGCCCACCGATGCCCGCGTGGGCGGCGGATATCGTGCAGCGGTGGCGCGACCTCAACCCCGAACATGAGGTCATGGTGCACGGCGACGAAGTTCTGCTGCCGGAGTACGCCGAGCGGGTGGCCGAGATTGACGATCCGTCGGCGGTGTCTGACCTGCTCCGATACTCGGCACTGGCCCGATACGGCGGCTGGTATGCGGACGTGGATATGTTCCCGTTGCGGCCGGTTGCCGATGCGGAGCGGGCGTGGCGACTGGATGGTTCATGCCTCTATTGCGGAGTCCAACAGCCCGGCCGAAACGAGACGCACCCGGAATACCTGAACGGCGCGGTTCTCTCGATTGGTACGGACTCGCCAGCGTGGCCAATCATTCACGAAATGATAACCGAGGGCAGGTGGGAACATCGCACAGAGTACGGGCCGCGGCTGATTACCAAGTTTGCCCGCGAACACCCGGACCTTGTGACCGTTGCTGGGCGAATGTGGTGGTATTCCGTGCCGCCGGCCAGCAAGTGGACGGGCGAGATTTATCAGCGTCTTCTCGATGGCGACCACGAGGCCGCGCGGGCTTATTCCAGTGGCGACTACAGCGGTAACGGGTGCCTACGGTTCGGCACTGATTACCTCGACGGTCAATATCCGTTCGGTATCCACTTCTGGGCGTACCGGTGGGCGGAGAAAGGGTGGAACGAGCGGAACATGAGTAAGGCGTAGTGATATGTACAGCACACGAGCACAGATTGAGACGCAATACGGCGCGGCAGAGGTGGCCAAGTGGGCCGACGTGGATGGCGAGCTGGACTCAGTAGCCATCACCGCCAGGATTGCGCAGGCCATCACCGACGCTGACGCCGAGATTGACGGCCGATTGCGGGGCCATCGGTACGTTATCCCGTTCGCCACGACGCCGGAAATCATCGCGGCGATAAGTCGCAAGCTGGCCGGCGTGCTGCTCTATGAGGCCCGCGGAGTTCAGGACTGGAATGTAGAGACGGGCCAACCGTCGCACCGATTGGAGTATGTGCGGCGATGGTGTTACGACACGCTGGATGATATAGCGTCCGGCAAGATCCGGCTTGACCTTGAGACGACCCGGCTGACCCCGGAAATCGTGGAGTTCGAGACCAGTGCAGATACGAGTGAAGGGCTTACAGCAGCTACAGACTCTTGAGGCCAAGCTGAACGGCTCGGCTCGGGAACTGACAAGCTCCATGCGTGAGATTCACGACGCATGGGCACAGCTCTACTCCGCGAACATGCTGCGTCGGTTTCACGCTCTGTCGGGCGGCGGGGCATGGGATGGCGACTCGTGGAAGCCGCTTGCGGCGTCGACCAAGATGGGCCGGCATGATGTTCGCAAGGGCTCCGCGCGTATTGCGTCCGGCAGGCGTAGGGTAACGCGAGCCCGCGAAGCATTGCACAAGGCGCAGGTATCGGCCCGCCGGCAACTCAAGAAACTTGAGCGGAAGCAGGGGGTATCTTCGACATACAAAGAGCTGAGCCGGCGACTGATTCAGCTCCGCATCAAGAAGGTGCTCAAGAGAGTCAATGCGGCCGAAGGTTCGCTATCGCAGAGCACTACCAAGCGGTCGGTCACAATGACCAAGATCCGCATTCTCCGCGATACCGGCATGTTGATGGCCGGACTGACCCGCGGCGGCAATGGTTGGCTTGAGCGGTCGGCGGGCACAAAGCTGGAGGTCGGGCTGGGCGGCGGGTCGCATACTGAGGGGCTGACCATCGGCCAGCTTGCGGCGATTCATCATCACGGGGCACCGGAGCGGAACCTGCCCGCAAGGCCGATCATCGTGCAGCCGGACGCACGAACGCGGGAGCGGATGGGGCGAGCGTTGGTAAGTGGAGTCCAGAAATGGTTACGGACCCAGTAAGCACGATATACAACGGAATATGGCGGCAACTGGAATCCGATGAATACTTCCGCACCACCGTGCGGGAGGGCAACCGGATCAAGTATGCCGGCCGTGCCGACGGCCCGACCCACAAGGACAATCCGCACACCGGCGGGTATCCAGAGGCCCGCTTGTATCTGTCCACCATGCGGGCCATGACCCCGGCATCGTCGTCCAGCAATATGACCTGGTTCACGTTCAGCCTCCAGGTGGTGACGGGCGACCGCAAACTTGAGCAGGTCTGTCATCCGATGTTGTGGTCCGTGTTCCGGGCACTGGCGAAATGGACTGAGTACCTTTTGCCTCTCGAATACAGCGAGCGGCGGTTCGTTCAGAGCTTCCGTGAGTTGACAATGAACCAGTCGCTTGACGCGGTTCAGTTTCAACGCGGGATTGTGTCGTGGGTGTCTACCTGGTCTTTCGAGGTCGGCTGCGTTCTGCCGCTTCAGGAGGAATAGTCATGGCGGTCTTAGGTGGTGAACTCGGATTCGTGAAGGATGTCGGCACGGTTCGCAACTGGTCGATTAGCGATACGGGGGTAGCTACTCCGGGATGGGCCAGCAACACCAAGCGCGGCCCGCGTCGCGTGGCGGCCAACAAGGACTGGTCCGGCCAGTTTCAGGTTTACGGCGGCGGGCATATTCTGCTGCCGGGCGTCGGTATCCCGTTTCACGGCTCATTCGACGGCGCCAAGGGGCTCGGGGGCAACATCATCCCGAACCGGGTGAGTATCGAGATTCCCGTCGAGAACGCGGGGATCATCACCCAGACGGTGAGTTTCGACGGTGATGGGCCGTGGGCGTTGGAGACAGAAGAGGTTACCGACGAGACGCTGCCGGACATTTACCCCGGCGCGGTCTGCAAGGCATCGCTCGGCACTGTTGCGGCTGAGATCGAGTGGACTGATATCAGCAACATCCGCCGCATGGTGATTGAGTTGACCGCCACCAACGCGGCGTACGTCGATTCGTCTACCTCTCAGTGGACCTACCGCAAGGGCGGCCCGATGGATGCTGCTGCTACCATCGACCTCAACGCGGTGGACAACGTGTTGGCCAACATCCCGAACACGGGCAGCATTCGTGCGGTCCGTATCTATGTGTCGGCTACGACGTTCTGGGAGTTCCGATGGATGCACCTTCAGGGGCTCTCGAACCTGACGGTCGACCGTGAATCGCACGCTATCGTCGGGGCATCGCTTGGAATGGGTTTCAGCGGGTGGGAAGAAATCACCGGCACACCGACCGAAGGCGCCATTATCGCACCGTCAACCGATACCGTCTGGCCGGAGGCGTAACCATGCTTAGCCGGGCGACAGCTTCAGCGGCAACGCGGCACGTTGTGCTTTACGGCCGACGGTTCGCGTTGTCGCCGTTGTCTGTCCGCCAGTTCGCAGAGTATGAGGCATGGTTGCAGGAACTCTGGCGGCAAGAGCGAATCGACGCACTGGCCGACGCGGGCATCAACGATGATGCCCTGGACGCCGAGGCCGCTTGCGTAACGGTCGAATCAGAGCATGGCCGCGCGATGGGGTGCCGCACAGACTCGCAGGCGTTCTGGTTGTGGCTTCACGCGAGAGGCGAGTCATTTGCCGAGCTTGCCGAGTGGGTGCGTGGTCTTACTGATACCCGCGAGATTGATCGGGCCACGTCCCGTGTGAACGGCAGTGCCGAGATAAGGCGGATACTCGGCGAATCATCGGGGCGGTCGGATATGGCAGCGATGTATCAGGCATACGCCGACCGCTTCGGATGGACACCGAACCAAGTGGCCGATATGACCCCGGCTCAACTGGCAATGTACGCCGGAAAGTACGGGGCATCGCGGTATGTGAAGTGCACGACGATTCAAGAGGCAATGGCGATTCTATCAGGGAGCAGAAATGGCTGAGACAATCACACTGGACGGCAAGGAATACCCGCTTGCCACGATGACCCGCGGCGATTGGGACGAGCTGTTGCGGCACGTTCGCAAGTGGTCGGTATCCGAAGCCCGTTCGGCGGTTGCGGAGCTACCGAAAGACCTCCAGCTTGAGGCGTTGCGGGCGGTGGCGTGCTATGTGCCGACGATCAATCTTCGCTCACCAGAGTTTGCAACGTACCGCATGACCAAAGAGGGGGCCGTGATGGTCCTATGGCTGGGCATCGTGCGAGCGAATCCGGCCGTAGCGACCGACCGTGAGCGGATCATGGGATTGCTGGCTGACCATCCGAGCACACAGTGAGGTGAGCGATGCCCGACAAGGTGACGATAGATCTCATCGCCAACGTGGAGCAGTACGCAGCCGGCATGCGCCAGTCGGCCGCACAGACCCAGAATCTAGGAGGTGAACTTGGCAAGATCGAAGAGCAAGCGAAGCGAACGGGGCAGACGCTTGGCGAATCGTTTGGCGCCAGCTCGCCGTTTGGCCAGACCATGCAAATGCTTCGCGGCGGTGGTGCGTTGCTGGGTATCGGGTTGCTTGCTCGCGGGTTCGCTCAGGCTGGCCAGGCGGCCGGCAAGCTCGCGGACTCGATGCAAGACGCAAGCAAGAACGCGGCCGACCTACAGGGCGAGCTGTTCCAGTCGCTGCCAATCATCGGCGACCTTTGGCGTGGTGTCGATGGTATCTGGCGAGCGGTCTCGGGTATCCCCAAGGACATATCGGCCGCTTGGGACTCGCAACGCGGAATCCTGGATGCCATCCGTGAGCAGAGGCAGGAATACGAGGCCATTCTGGCCGGCACGGAGCAGCAACTCGCCACGGAGCGGGCACGCGAGCAGGCAAACAAGCAGATCAACGAGTGGATGCGTACCGCCATCCAAGAGGGCGGCAATGAATCCGACGTTCGTGCCCGCGCCGATGCCATGCGGCAACAGGTCGAGGATAACCTGAAGCTCGCCGAAGCGGCAGAGGCACACAGAGAGGCCCAGCGAGAGGCCGAGCGTAGTGCCGTCGACGCCGCCCGCGAAGCCGAACGATTGGCGGCCAATCAGGCCCGCGAAGCCGAGCGGCTGGCAAAGGCAGAGGCAGACCGCTTGCAGGGTATCGCCGACACGCTCCAGGGCCTGCAAGATCAGATCGACCTCTACGGCCAGGGTGCCGAAGCGGCCCAGCGGCTGGCGTTGGTACGGCAGGGGGCCACAGAAGCTGACCTTGATGCATTCGACGCAAGGAATCGCCAGCTTGAGCAGATGCGGTCGCTGACCGAACAGCAGACCGACGCAGAGAATCGAGCAGCGGCACTTACCGAAAAGTGGAAAACCGAAGCCGAGCGGCTGTACGAACAGATCCAGGAGATCAACGAGCTTGAAATGATGGGCCTGCTTGACCCTGAGACGGTCGAGCGGGCACGGCAGAATATCCAAGACGCGCTCGAAGGTGTCGAGGTCACGGTGAATGCCAGAACGAGCGGCATGATAGAGGGCCTTGAAGATTTCTGGACCCGCATCCAGCGTGGCCAACTGGCGAGCAACGAAGACCAGACCGGCAAGGCCCAGTTGAGCGTGCAACAGGACATGAAGCGGCAACTGGAGGTAATCGCCCAGAACACCGGCAAGCAGCCGGGCGGGGCAGTGTTCGCAAACTGACGGAGCCCGAATATGTCAAGCTATACCCCGCCTGTGCCGCCTGTCGAGTTTGCGGAGTTGCACGGCAGCCCGCGCGAGGCGCTGGATATGTCCACCGGCGCGGGGTTCAATGCCACGCGCGAGCTACGCTGCAAGTGGGAAGATCGGCTAACGCTCATGGACCAGCTCATGGGCAAGCCATACGTCCACAATGCACAAGCCATCGCCGTACGGGCCAGTTGTCGGCCGCTGACGGGCGAGGCCATCGACATTGCCGCCACCACAGACGCCGAGTACACAGAGGCCATTGTCACCGTCGAGTATCAGTACTTCTGGGAACTGGTCGAAGACGAAGACGACGTTGCGGTTATCAGCGAATCGTATGAGCCGAGCGTGGAGTTCCAGACGATCGACTACACGCGGCTCAAGTGGTCGGACGGCACCGACCTGCGCCCTGACGACGCACCCGGCAAGCTCATGCCGACCGGTCAGTACACGTTCACCTACCTCAACATGCCGCCCGCTGCCATCCCGGTCGACCTGCCGAGCATGGTGGGCAGCGTCAACTCGCTGACTATCATTCCGCGAACCGCCGGTCTAAACAACTGGACCTTCCCGGCTGGTACGCTGCTCATGTTGCCGCCGACGTTCGAGCGGACAATCTTCGCGTTGAGCGGTACGGGCACGTGGCGTGCTACGTTTCGATTCGCGTATCGCCCCAACAAGGACGGCGAGACGGAGCGTGGGTGGAATTGGTTCTACGACCTCGGCACGCAATCATGGAAGCAATTCAAGTTCCGGGGCACGGACACGGTGTACAATCCGTACCCGTCGGCAAACTTCCGGGGCCTCATGCCGTGGAGCATGGCGTAAATGGGCGAGTTCTCAGACAATCTGAGGCGAGTCAAGCCGGGCGACCCGATCAGTGCCGAGCAGTGGAACCGGCTCGTGGACCATGCCAGCGCCGGCCACTTGCAGCGCGGTGGGTTCGTATCGGGTTCCGGCGCCGCTGTCCGGCCGCGGAATGTTCCTGCCCAGGTCATTCCCGTTACCATGACACAGGTTGGCGGCTCTGACGGTACCGCCTCTGCGGCTGCTACGTGGACGTACGACATCAAGGACGTAATTACGGAGACTGTTCTTGCTGAGGCGGTGAACCCCGCTGCCGCTCCGCACAAGTGGAAGCGACCGTACGGAAAGATGGGCAAAGCGACGTTCGGTTACGCTCATATGATCTTCGACGATGACGAGTACATCCCGTGCATCGGCTGGTGCAATGAGATCCCTGTGACCGAGGAGTGCGATTAGTGGCGACTGCGGGCACACGAGTTTTGAGGGAAGACGGGACCATCGGGCT